AATCTAAGGCTCAATTGTGGGACTGGAAATCTGCAATCGAGGGTTATCTTACCGGGCTGCATCTTCATCTCCATCCTCGCAAACAGATTGTTGCACCGGCAAGGCATGGTATTGATTGGTTAGGGTACGTTACGTATCCAGACCACGTTCGGGTCCGTAACCGAAACATTCATCGGGTTTATGACCGTTTACAGCAGATCGAAGCTGGCACTTACCCCCGTGACCCGCGAGGCTCGATTATGTCGTGGATGGGATACTCTATTCATGCAGACTCATATGGTCTAAACCAGAGCATCCAGCAGAAACATCCGTTTCTGGTTATGGGAACTGAGAAGTTTTATGGAGGGTATTGAATGGGGTTATGTGAACAGGATCTGCATAACGCTTTGTTTGCTATTGACGACACTTTAGGATGCCTCGACACAACTCTCGAAGCTCTAAGCGCATTGCAGCGATCTATTGGCACGCTACAAAATTATTTCGAACAGATGATATAGATATATACAAGGAACGGGATGTATCACTATGGTAAACCAAATCATTGAAATCAGGACGGCCGCAGGCGTTGAACAGTTAGATGCAGATCGGTACTTTGTTGATGGCACCGATTATGTGTTCTATCACGCCAACCAGTTTGTGCGCCGCGTTGACATGGATGAGATTGTTGATGGCGGCGAAGACGCGCCCGGAATCCAGACTGTATTCAGCAGGAGCATGGGGTGACAAAGACTGTAAAGATCCTGGGTACTGAGACACTGATTGCGAATCTCAAGATCTATGATAAGAACATGACCGACGCAGTTGCTGACGGTCTGCGAAAGTTTGGAGGTCTTGTTGAATCAGAATCTACACGGAGGGTTCCTGTAGATACCGGGGAATTGAGGTCGCGCGTGTTCAATGAGGGACCGATGAAAGACGGTGCCGAATATACCCAGGTAGTGGGATATGAGAAGTTCGGTGGCGATTGGCCTCAAGGAAATGCTTACGCGGTCGCAGTCCATGAACGAGTGGAGATCAGGCACCGCGTCGGAGAGGCAAAGTTCCTGGAGAACGCAGTCAACGCACTTGCAGGAGAATATGCAGTATATCTCAAAAAACTGCTGTCCGAGGTGAGGCTGTGACCAGTATCGGCGACGACCTTTGCCAATACCTGGCATCGCTAGGGATAGGCACTCTCGGAACAGATCTGTTCCTGGGATTCATCCCAGACAAATCAACCTCGACCACAATCATCGAGACCGGCGGCATGGCGCCGTATCATGATTATGGGCCGGAAGAGATCTTGGATCGGCCGTCGGTACAGATCCGGGTGAGAAATCCTAACTACATGACCGGCAGGAACAAGATCGAGGATGTTCGCAACATTCTCGACGGAATCGCGAATTGGCCGATCAACGGAACACGGTATCTCTCGATTACTGCGATGAGCGACCCGGTATACCTTGGCAAGATCAGCACCAGCCAGGGTGAGGCACACGAGTTTGCAATCAATTTCTCAGCAATGCTGGAACGTGGTGAGAAACAGGTCGGTCTCTGTGGAGCGTATTTTGGTATTCAGGAGTGGTATACCCCATGATTGGAAAGGGATCGTATTTCTACGATGTGACTGCCGGCGAAATAATCGCACCGGTATCAGCGATAGGCAGGATAGACCTGGAACGCAGCGAGATTGAGACTACAACACATGGCTCAAAACAGCGGCGCACACATATGGTCGGCCTGAAACGTGATGCGCCAGTGACTGTGCAGCTGCACTACAACGAGAATGATGCGCCGGTACTGAGACTCCTCGAACGATACGAATCAGGCGAATCCGCACAATATGCGATCATATTCCCTGATCATTCGGCGTATACTTTCGAGGCGTTTGTGCTCGCTTTGGGCCACGAAACACCTATTGACGGCCTGATACAGAGATCGTTCAGGTTCCTGCAAACAGGGATCGTTGAACCAGTACTTTCAGTGATTACATATTGTGGCGACTATTTCGGGATGCCGACCTGGCTCCCGGATAGTGGTGGAGACTTCCCTGAAATACCGGCGGGGTCATGTCCGGTAGTGTTGAATATTGGAGCGTGGTATCCATCATGACTTATATAGGCAAAACTGCGAAAATTGGTGTTGGTGCATTATATACCGAGATCACCAATGTGGACAGTATCGGGGACATCGGCATCTCTGCTGACGAGATCGAAGACACGGTCTACAGTACAGCAAAATGGAAAACCTTCATCCAGGGGTTGATAGACGGGGGGGCGTTTGATCTGGTCTTGAACTATGATCCCACAAACAACCAGCACAAAGGTTTGATAACCTCGTTCCAGAACGGGACATCTGATCCGTATAAAATCACGTTCCCCGATACTTCTACCCTATCATTCAGTGCATTCGTCTCCAGCGTTGGACTCGCAACGCCCAAGGACGAGAAAGTGCAGCGGACGTTTACATTGCGTATCGACGGCAAGACCGTACCTGTCTTCAGTGAGGCATAACCATGGTTTACATAGGCAAAACAACTACAATTTCGGATTCGAGTGGCAATATCTCGAATGTGGACGCGATTGGTGATATCAGCATTACTGCTGATGAAATCGAAGACACGGTCTACAGCACAGCTAAATGGAAAACCTTTACCCAGGGCCTGAAAGACGGGGGTACATTCGATCTGACAGTAAATTATGATAAGGACGATACGAGTAACAATCGGTTAACTATCGCTTTCATGGCAGGCACTTCGAAACCATATACGATCACATTCCCGGATGGCGCAACGTTCACGTTCACCGCATTTGTTTCAGGCATTGGAATAGCGCTTCCGAAGGACGAGAAGGTGCAGAGAACCTTCACCATGCGTATCGACGGCAAGACACCACCGGCATTCAGTGAGGCACCAGCATGATCCCGGAAATAACGAAAGAGATCGGAGGCAAGATCTACTCTCTCCGATTTTCAGCGAGGACTACAATCGCAATAGAGCGAGAGTTCAATTGCAAGATCATGGATCTGCCAGGCCTGATCGGGGACAATCCGGATGTTACTACAATTGCAAAACTGGTTAAACTCTGTATGCGTGACACCAACGGCAACACGCTCACTGATGCAGAGTTTGATCGCCTCCTTGACTACGTCTCTGTCGAGGATCTTGGGGATGTCCTGATGAGTGCAATGGAAGCCGCGGCACCGTCGCCATCAAAGTTTTCTGAAGGTGGTGGGGGGTCGGGAAACTAAAACCGTTCTCTGGGTGGATGCATGAATACCTTGACCTGGCCATGAAAACAGGGTATTTTGAGGACCCCCAGATCCTCTATGATCTCACCCCTGCAGAGATCTCGTTGGTCATTGAAGGCCGGGTCGCACGCGACCAGCAGATAGAACTTGCAAAAAACGTGAGGGCTGGCAGTATTGTTGCAGCGATATACAATTCGCTGAGAACGAAAAAGAGCGACCGGATCTGGACCTGGAAAGACATATTCCCGGACACTAGTCTAAAACCCGAACAAACCGTAGAAGAGATGAAACAGCGATGCAAGGATATCACGCTGATATTTGGAGGAGAGGTGAGATCGCGTGGCGCTGAACGTCGGTAACCTGGTTGCCACGCTGGGACTCGACAAACGCGGATTTGATACCGGTATAGATAGTGCACAGGCAAAAACACGAGGTTTTGTAGGCACCCTGGGATCAACTCTGAAAAAGGTTGCAGTGCCTGTCGCTGCGGTAGGCGCAGCCATTGGCGGTGCCGCCATATATGGTGTCAAGAAATTCGCTGATTTTGAAGAGCAGATGAACCAGGTGTTCACCCTCCTGCCAGACGCATCTGCTGAGTTCAGGGACCAGATGATCAGTGATGTCAAGAAGATCTCGTCTGAGATGGGCGTCCTGACAGAAGACGTTGTGCCTGCGCTATATGATGCACTCGGTTCCGGTGTGCCTCCAGAAAATGTGTTCAAATTCCTCGAGGTCGCGCAGAAGGCAGCGGTCGGCGGAGCCACCAATCTAGCGACAACGGTTGACGGCCTGACGTCGGTAGTGAATGCATATGGTTCTGATGTGCTTGATGTAGGCACTGCTAGCGACATTATGTTCCAGACCGTGAACGTCGGCAAAGCAACGTTCGCAGAACTCGCTGGCAGTCTATATGACGTCGCGCCGATTGCATCTCAGTTGGGGGTTTCATTTGACCAGGTTGGTGCGGCACTAGCATCCATGACCTCGCAGGGTGTGCCTGCATCTGTTGCAACCACCTATTTGCGGCAGATGTTGGTACAACTCTCAGAGTCTGGCGGCAAAACGGCTACTCTTTTTGAGTCTCTTGCAGGCAAATCGTTCCGTGAATTCGTGAAATCCGGCGGCACGATGCAGCAGGCGCTCCAGATGATGGAGGAATATGCCACCAAGACAAATGTTGGCATAAACGACCTGTTTGGCTCGGTATGGGCTGGGAGTGCCGCGCTCACGCTTACCGGAAAAGGCACCGAGGCGTTCACCAGTGCACTTAAAACAATGGAGACCTCTGCTGGCGCCACCGAATCTGCATACCAGACAATGGAATCCGGGATCAAGCGACAGTGGGGAAAGATCAAAGCCGATTTCCAGGTGACGGTCCTCGATCTTGCAGGTGTACTAGCTCCTTTTGTATCGAACTACGTTTTGCCAGCACTGCAGGGTGCAGTGGATGCTATCAAAGATCTGATGGCCTGGTTTGGCAAAGTCTCACCGGCACTAAAACCATTAAAAGATACGTTTGTTAATACGCTTGCGCCCGCGGTTGAATTTTTCCAGGACAAACTGTCTGATCTCAGTTCGTGGTGGGGGGACCATAGCAGTGAATTTGAGACCTATCTGGGAGCGCTCAACGGCATTATTCAGACAACCATTGAGAAGATAGTCCAGCCAATTGCTGAAATGCTGGTTCCAGTAATCGATTTCCTTCAAGAGTTGGCTGCAAAATATTTTGATTGGTATATGGAAAACCTGCCAATATTTGTGGCAGCCTGGGAGAATGTTGCCGGTGCGATTGGGTGGGTAATTGAGACGGTTTTAGTGCCCCTTTTCGAGTGGGCGTGGCCATATATCGAGACGATCGTTTCCGGCGCTTTACAAGCCATACTGGGAATTGCAAAACTGTTTGCATCGATCCTTGCCGGGGATTGGGAATCTGCAAGTGACGCTCTTGTAGATATCTCGAAGGGAGGAATGTCAGCCACAATCGGTATAGTATCGATGGGCTGGGATGCAATTGCCACGGGTATCGAGTTTGTAGGTCAAGGAATCCTGAATTTCGTATATGCAATGTGGGACGGCATTGTCCAGGCCACTGAAAATGCCATAAACAGAATGATAGACATTATAAACGGATTTTTAAAAGCAATAAATTCTGTTACCGAAAAGGTCGGCATTTCTGTTCCAACACTTCAACATATCAGTCTACAGACCGCAAAATTAGAGGCGCCAAAACTTAA